CTAGGAAGGGCGTAGAACCTATAAATAAGCCAGAAGCGGGTAAAATCCTGCGTTGGGCTTCAGGACACGTCATAGAGGGTCGTATAAGGGTGCATTTAGCAAAACTCTACCCAGATTTAGTATCTAACGTCAGATTGACTGATGAGGATATGGATATAACTGGGGAGTTTGATAACTACATCGAGAAATATAAGACAATTATCGAAGTCAAGTCAGTTCATGACTGGGCTATGGCAAAAAATAAGGAAACAAAGGAGGTAGAACTTAGGGGATGTGAACCGTATCTAAGTCACCAAATCCAGAACCACAGCTACGTTCAGTTGTTGCGTAATTCTGGTAAACCAGTAGAGAAGATAAAGTATCTCTACATAACATTAGGCGGACTAATGGTTGCATATGAGACACCTGTTAAGGAGGATTTGTTGAAAAACGTTACCGCTCGCCTAGAAACATTAAATAAAGCTTGGGCAACCAACACCCCACCAGATTGTATCTGTAAAGAAACCCACCCATTGTGGAAATCTACTATGCAGTATTGCGATTATAGGGGTGATAACGAGTGTTGCTCACTTAAACTATTAACTAAATAAGGAATTAAAATGGAATTTAACTTTAAAGAAATAATTAGAAACGGTGCTGGTTTTGTATCAGATGAACGTTGGAATAACGATGTCTGTAACCTTCAAAGAAAGAACCTAGTGCTTAGTGCCTCAACCGTAAAGGCTCTTGACCTAGCAGTTGGGGACAAGGTAAACGTAATGTTTGACCTAACCAATAACGCTATCAAACTAGAGAAAAGTAACTCTATATCGGGTTGGTCACTAAACAAAGCCAACAAAGATGGCTCTAGACTATCTACCTACGCAGGAGCTTTGCTAAGAGCTGGCTCTAACAAGGGTTGGTATAGCGTAGTCCCAGGACAGGTTGGAACATATACATTAACTGAAAGGACAGTATAATAATGGAATTTAACTTTACACCTCTTTCCAGAGGAAACTTTAGACAAGAGAGGTGGGACCATGACGCAGTTACGGTAACACCTAATGCTGTAGTAGTTGGCTCAGTACCAACATCTCGTCTAGGCAGTAGACAGGTAACTATATCTATAGATACCAACAGGAAAGCTATAAAACTAACACCTAGTACTAATGGGTATGTATTTAGACGTATCTCTGGTGGTAGGCTTAGGATAGCTAACAGAAAGCTACTTAAGCAATTGCCTATGGGAGATTATGCCCATATAGGCGATAATGTATTCGTATCTAAATAATAGGAGAAACTAATGGAAGATAAGAAATATGTAAGGTTGTCTAACCTTGTAGGTGCAACCATCAGAATACAAAAGGTCTGGGGTTACAAATGGAAGATGTGGGACAACGAGAGTAGGCGTATGTTGATAAGTGATGACTGGCAAAAAGGTTATCGCAAGGTTTGGCAACTAGATACCGATAAAGGTTCTCTAGATGTTAGCCATAGTCAGCTAGCCTCTATGTTAGAGTCGGTGTGTGTCAAGGGACAGTCCGATGTAAACAATATTAAGTTTGAAATAAAATCTAATGGTAAGACAGGTGAGCAAATCAGGTACTTCTTCAATGTTGTACGTGAAAGAGCTCCAGAACCACAACAGGACTATGCCCCTGAGGATATCTCAGATGAGCCTGTAGACCTGTCTAACGTACCATTTTAGAAAGGAAACACATGATTGATGAGAAAGAGTTTAAAGTAAATATACATGAGGCTAAGAATGCCGCCGTGCAAACTCTGGCGGTGTTAACTGGTAGTTTAGAGCATGATGTGCTCATAGAACTAGTAAGGTTTGCTAGCCAAATGCAATTTTCAGAGCCCAATGATTTTAGTCACCTAACAACTATTTCTGTTAGAAGGATAATAGAGCTCGTTAAGGAAGATGTTGCCAAGAATAACAAGCCTAAGATTAGTAAGAAATCTAAGGCTAGTAAGAAGAAAGCTACTGAAGACGATGCTAGAGAGGAAGCTTCGGTAATGTTGTCCTTCGGTACATTCCATCAGGCTATCAAGGGTGCTGATGAGATACCTGGGAGCATTAAGGGGTTAGTCGATAATATAGACGGTATACTCAATGAGTTCTACTCCTAAAGCTAGAGAAAAGCGTTTCATGGGAGCTAAGACATCCAAAGANCATCTTGAGATATCTAGCAAAGGGGGAAAGGCTAAAGTCCGTAAGGGCTTAGCCTCCCTCTCCCCTGAGAGGCTAAAAGAGATACAGAAAATGGCTTTGAAAGCCAGAACTAAAAAGAAGGAGGAGAATGACGGAAAGGAAGCTGTGGTGGTCGAAGTGGCGTAAGAAATGGATTCTAGAGAACCCACCTCAACATTACATATGTAGACTATGTGGTTTACCAGTACATGTTGATGAGGTTAGTCTAGACCATATCAAGCCAGTAAGTAAGTACCCCCACTTAAAGTTCGATTCCTCTAACATACAACCCACCCATGTTAAATGTAACAGCTATAGAAATGATGATTACATAAAGGGAGAGAAACCGAGCGTTTACAAGGTCAAGTAGTGTATAATGTTACCTATTATGGGTAGAGTAACTATTGAAGGCAGATTCCCGTCTCTTAACGACTATATAAAAGCCCTCCAACAGCATAGGTTGCGAGGAGCCGCTATGAAGTCTGATGAGACTGAGAGAGTCCGCCTTCACTTCTTGTCTCACCCCAAATTAGATATTCCTGTTTACATATCGTTAACCTGGTATGAACCTAACACCAGAAGAGACCCTGACAATATAGTGTTCGCTAAGAAGTTTATATTTGATGGGTTGGTTAAGGCAGGTGTGATACCTGACGATAGCCAGAAGTGGATAGTAGGTTTTGAGGATATGGTAAACGTAGATAAGGAAAATCCGAGAGTTGAAATTTCAGTAATTGGGGTTACTAATGCTTCACCGAAACAAACTAACTAGAAAAAAGAGATTAGCTAAAGCCAATATTAAGAGGCAGGGTTGGCATCACATCAATAGTGATGGCTATAGAAGCAACTTATGGCGAGACTATAAAACAAAATATGTTCAGGGTTTACCTGACTTTGTTGCTTGCCACTATTGCGGTTTCTCAATGCCTAAGCATAAAATAACCCTGGACCACAAAGATGGTCGGGAAGGCTACAAACTAACAGACCCTAATAATATCGTAGTTGCCTGTTTCAAGTGCAACAGCGAAAAGGGTTCCACTCCATACGAGTCCTTTGTAGCACAGAAGAAAAAGTAATTTAATATATAAGGAGTTCTAGGGCGATTCTGCAAGCGACCATGCCCTTACTATGAAACAACTACTAATTCCAATATTGGGAGTGTTTTTAATGGCACCACCAATGGATATGAGCAGGGTAGCTTTACCCAGACCAAATCCAGTACAGATAGAAGAAGAAGTTAAGATAGAGACACCAGTAAAGAAACCAACAGTAATTAAGAAAACTAAAAAGAAAGTTAAAAAGTTAGACCCAGTTATAGACAATCCAAATAAGTGCGACCTAGTTAATGGCGTTGTTTGGAATGACTTTAGCTGTCACCCAAAATATGTAGCCACACCCGCACAGGTAGCTCCTAAGCGTGTTTCGGGCAGTTGTAGTAGTCTTATGGCTCAGGCTGGAATAACCGACACAGCGAACGCCTACAAGCTGATAATGCGTGAGAGTGGTTGTAACCCTAATGCGGTTAACCCCTCCTCAGGTGCTTGTGGTATGGGGCAACAATTGCCTTGTGGTAAGTGGGTACATACTTGGAATGACCCAATTGGAGGACTAATAGATATGCAAAATTATGTCATGTCTAGGTATGGTTCGTGGAGAAATGCCTTAGCTTGGCATTATTCTCACAATTGGTATTGACCATCAAAATAGCCCCATTGTAGAATGATTATGCAGGGGGAATAATGGTCAAACTTTACACATCAAAAACATGTGGTCAGTGTCCTTCTATTAAAAAATATCTGTCACTAAAGGGTATAAAGTGGCAAGAGATAGATAGAGATACTAATAATAACCACGAGAGTTTGTTCAACATAACTGGTTCAATAACAGTTCCAGCAGTTGTTACAGACAAAGGATATGCTGTCGGTCTAAATTATGGCAAGGTAGCAGAAATCCTATAGTTGGAATGGAGTTCCAGCAGGTGTTAGAACCGCTCGAAAGGGCGGTTTTTACTTTAAGGTAGGAGATTGAACGGATTGTGAAAGTCTCTCACTGGGTGCAAAGCCACAACCACCACGCCCAGGTTGACATTTCCATAATTGATAAACTCTAGTTGCAGTTTTACTATAGCGACCATTCTTAACTAAGGTATCGGTTTTACCACAACGAGGACAGGTAATTAGCCCTCCACCCATATACATAGCCATGTTTAGGTGGGATTTAGCGTGTGGTCTTATCTTGTGCCAGACCTGCTCCAAAGTAACGGTGTCTTGTATATTATATTGCTTGAATATTTTCCAAGCTTTGGGGTCATCATCTTCTATTATGCGTTTGGTTAAGTTACCTAGGGAAACTTCCATTTTAGGTGCAACTCCAAGTTCTTTAGCTACATTCTTTAATGAATTAGAAGCTAACTTGAACCTAGACCGAGCAATTAAACAGGGGTCAATAGATGGTAGGTTTCTACCTACTAAGTTATGTCTCATAAAGAATGTTGATGCCATTTTATTATCGAACTTGTTGCCATTGAAGGCTACAACAAAACCCGCATGTTGCCACAATTCAAAAAGAGCCTCAGTCAGCTCTTTATCATTATTACGTTCTTTGGGGTAGGTTGTCGAATCCCTTAAATCTAAGTAATGAGTTCTTTTCTCGCTAGCCCATTTGTAGGAGAAACTCATCAAGTATTGTTGTTGATTAGCCCATAGTATATTGGTTTTATAAAGTGGTGGGTAGAACCAGCCTTGTAATGGGCTAACTTCTAGGTCGTAGATTAAACCGTCATCTACTGCTTTGCTTAAATGAACTTTCATTTATGCCCCCTTAATCACTAAACCATAACGCTAACGTTTCTAATTGTCAAGCCAGTCATCTGGTAGCTCATCTGGTACTTCGTGTAATTTTTCGTAAGCGTCTACTACTTCTTCCATTGGATACATTGTTAACATGGTTAATGCCCAACCACCTAACATATGAATGGCAGCCTTAAAATGTTCATCATCTTCAAACCTCTCTCTAAAGTAGTAAGTACCTACAGCATTTTCCCTACCCTCTGGCTGGTTTTGGTTGTAATTGACGGCTATACAATCCATCTCATCAGCAAATAGGTTCATCATTACAAAAGTGTTTTCTTGAGTAACCTGCATTTTAGGTTTGTCATCTTCATTATAATAAACAGGTTCTATATTTACTTCATGTTCCTCAGCCCAGTTGTTTAACCTGTGCTTCCAGTTAACCCCACCATATTCGGGATTAAATGTTTCATTTCCATCGTGTGTGAACATACCATTACTCATAATGTATCCTCCAAGTTTTCTAATGCTTCCCAAGTTTTATGTATTGGGTCTATCGAATCGGGCAGAAAGTTGAATAAATGCGATGCAACTACTGCACCGACAGCATAGGCTACATACCTAGTTCTAGGGTTCTCAAGCACCCTGTCGACCGTTTCTGATAAGGTTTGACCTTTAGGGCATAAAACATCATAAGCCACTACTCCAGCCCCTAAAACGCCCCAAGCTATAGCTCCAGCATGTGACTCAGGATTTGTACCATTTGCCATTTATAAGCACCCCCTGATTAGTTATAGGAATAATCTCTGGGATTATCTCATCATCAATAACAGAAACTCTACCTAATACTGATTGCCAGTTTTGAGCCTGTCTTAGTACGTTACCCTGTTCTGAGGTGGCATATTGACCGCTTGGAGTTTGTTCAGGGTCAGCAAAAGTACCAACACCCATACCAAAGATTGTCTTTTCATCTCTACCATCTCTAAATGTTTTATAAACTATACCTGCTCTGTGGTCGTGTCCTCTAACTCGGTTAGTAGTAGCATCTCTTAAGTCTTTAGCTACAGCTAAACCACCCGATTGAACCGTGTTACCGTGATGCGACATTAAATTATCATTGTGCCAGTATTCGGAAGTAGGATAACCCCCTATATATTCAACATCTAATTCATCACATCTAAGTAGGTTGGCTAAACTCAATACCCCTAGTTCTTGTTCTGCGTTAGCTCGTTTAATACCTAGTAATTCGGCGTTATATTTACGCAACTCTCTAGCAAACCTTACGTTGTGATTACCCTCATGGACTATTATTTGCCCCTCTGAGCCTATATCAGCTCTTGTCTGAGCCAATTGGTCGCTAAACTGGTCAATACCAGCCTGTGTGCTATCAGCCCATTCTGAGCGTGTTTCGAAGCGACTAAATAAAGCCATATCTAGGTCATCACCGACATAAGTGACTACATCAGGCATTAAAACCCTAACAGCTAAGTTGGCTAAGGCTATCTTTTTTCTTTCTTGAAATGGAAAATGTGTATCTCCAAAGAATAATATTTGTTCAACTTCGCCACTTGGTCGTTGGCGTTTAGTCATGTTTATTTTGTGTGGTGGTGCTTGTCTTGTAAAGAGTTCTGGGTCAACCTCAGGAGTATGGTCATAAGAGTGTAGTTCGGTGGTATCCCACTCACCATCAGTTCCACGCATAGCAACTTCCCAGCTTTTTGATAATCTTCTGTCTGGTTGTTCTGGCATAGTTTCTCCTGTTAGTTAGTCAACCTACCTTGAGTCGAACAAGGGTCACCAAATTAATGGTTGCTCTACCGTTGAGCTATAGGCTGGGTTGGTCAGTCGTAGAACGACATCTGGTTCATACCAGAACGTCTGATTCTCTCAGTTACCACCTTGAGGCGGTCTTTGTCGAGTTCTTCTATATCGCGTTCGATATGCCTCAACAGTGTTGTGAGTAGTTTCATCGCTGACCTTGGTCAGGTACGAAATGGATTGCCTATTTTTCACCTCCTCTATCGTCTTTCCGCATCTCTTGTGCGGTTGGTTTTTTGGGATAACGCCCACACCAGTTGGCGTGAACTTCGTCATGTTCCCGTCTGCAAAGTTGAACCCTTGAGGCGTTTCGATACGCACGCTCTAGTTTAGAACGGAAATTGCACCTGGGAAATGCCAAGTGATGAGTATCGGAGTAGCAATTTGGGTAGTATTTGCAGTCAGGGTTGGCTTTTTCGCATTTACCTTTCATCTGACCTACTTTGTTAAGGTTGGTATAGTTAGTCCATACCATCGAGGATACGGTTCAAGCCCCCAGCCAATTGAGGCTCAAATTATTCATATCCTCTAGCTGTGGACTAAACAGTCTGCTTAAACCAGTTCCAAGTAACAGAAACACCAGCAGCAACACCTGCTACTAAAGCTTCTTTGGAAAATGGTTGGTCAGCTACTATTAAAACAGCTACGAATGCTTGCACGAAAGTCTTAACTGCTCTTTCAGCTACATCTCGCCAGTTCACTTTTTTACTAACTGTAATCATTTCCTTGTTCTCCTATTTAGTGAATCTACTAACCATTGTACTACGGTTTTCCAAGTTGTAGGCTCTTTGACTGTTTTAACCACAGGCACTTTTACCTTGACAATCTTTTCTACAACCCTCTCAACATTCTTAATAACTGTCTTTGGTGGTTTATTCTTTTCGTTAGCTAAGGCTAGTTTTAACGACTGCACTTGCTTAGTAAAAGCGTCTACAGATTTCTGCAATTTATCTCGCTCAGCACGAACCTTATTTAGTTTTGCTATAGTTGATTTTAATGTTACCGCCATATTTCCCCCTGCTTCCTTATTTAATCTATCTAGAGAAATTAATCCTGGACAAACTGTAGCCATATATTTACGGTGTCTAACTAAAGGTAAATCGCTATGTCGCTTTCTTATATCTCTTATAAGCTCGCCTACAAGTTTATAAACCTTATCGGAATAAGCCCTTTGCTTAGCGGTAGCCCTTAATTCGCATCTAGGGTCTATCTCGATACTGATAGTCCAAGGATTAGCCCTACCCGTAGCCCATGAGGTGTCGGACTCCTTAACTAATTGAGTCACTTTAGTAGACACAACGTAGTGAGCCGAAGCCTGTCTAGCAGGTGTAGATAGTGTTTTAACAACCCCAGCATGAGTATAACCAGCTGTTGGTGACCCCCAGTGATGAATAACTATCTCTGTTATGGGTTGACTTCTACCTTTCCAAAAATTTGGTGATGGACTTTGTATTATATTCATTTTAATAACCTCCTTAATGTATCAACTCCGACAAGACCACCGACTAATCCTCCATAAACCAGAGGCGATACAGCTTCTTTACTACTAACATCGATGAACGAAACTACCACTAAAGCCACAATGGCTAGCAGTTTGACCGCCGTCTTACCATTATTCTCATCTTTGTGAGGCATGATAGACTCTAACTATTAAATAGTCTAAAAAACCCCTAAGCGTAAATCCTATTATTAATCCAGTAGTGAATGAGATTAGTGTTTCCATTATGCGACCCTTATACAATAAGCGAACATATTAGGTAAACTTAATTCTACAGCACCAGAACCAGCTGCAACCGTAATTACACCAGAGGCACTATTATCTTGGTAAAGTGACATTATTATATAATCGCCAACCGCTAAATCTACAGGCATTGAACCGCCAAGCGATGACTCTTGTGTGTCGGAGTTATCGTTACCCGATTCAAAACGGAGTGAACCTTTAGAAACGTTGCTACTATCTTTAACGGTAACGCTCATTAGTCGTCTACCGCCAGCAGTCGAGGCTGCAAAACGCACATTTCCACCAACCATATAAGTCCCTGCGGTATTAATTGTAATTCGGCTATCATCTGTTGCTGAGTCGAACATACTATCATTGTCTTGTATTTCTGTGTTCCAAGAACCAGTATCCACACCTACGGTCTGTGTAATAGCATGAGAAACATTAAAATTAGCCGAAGCTGATACTCTACATTTTGGTAGGACCTTAATTGCTGAGTTAGAAACCACTGCGTTGACTCTGCTATCTGTTATTGAGCCGTTAGCAATTGATGATGCACCATTTACTACTGTTACTACAGCTATTACTAGTCCGTAAGTTGGTGGGGTGCCATTATCTGTTGTAGAGCTTGTTGACCTAGAGGTTACTAATGTGGTGGCGTCTGTTCCCGAGGCGTTAGGTGCGTCTGCTAGGGTTGGGTCTACTTTTAGATATACCCAGTCATACCTAGTACCACCTGTGGAGTTAGCGGCAATAGTGACATTCTGATTAGCTGACATATTAACTCTAAGTAATTGTGATGATTGACTGGTTGGTGTTGCTGTTACGTAGGCAATACCTGAGGTAACTGCTACGGTCATATCTGGTGTAGCTTGAGCATTAACAGCAAATGCTCCAGTTGAAGGTGCTACTCCACTAGTGTTAGTGAAAGCACCGATTACCCCAGCACTTAGAACATCAGTAGCGGATGCGTTAAACATCTCCGAGGTAGTCTCGTAGCTGTTGGTCGTTCCTTTCAGAACTGAAGTTGTTATAGACATATTAATAATCTCCTATGTGTGTTAAGAGTACCACTTAAACACCGTCTTCGGCAAATATTTGATACTTAAAATGATATATTTTGCCGTTCCAGGTAACAGGGGCTGTTCCAGTCCTATATATCTTCAGGTATAGGTTAGTACTGTCTGCGTGTGTGTAGAGTATGTCTGTACCTGATGGTAAAGCTGAAAAATATACTAGTGGAGGATAAAACCAACTATAGGATGACGGACCCTTACGGACAGCATCATCATTCATCAACACCCAAGCCATTGGAGTATATGAGTAGCCATGAGGTATAGTTTTTAGGGTGGTCGTGCCAGAACCAGGCTCACTAGTAAAGGTATAATCAAAGGTATCTATGTGGCGAGGGGTTTGGTTTATTTGTATCTTTGGGTTCGGGTAGGCAGAGGTAACAGTTAATAAATCGGTAGTCACCGACCCCTCAACCGAGGTTCCCGAATTGCTTGATTTTAATCCATAATTACCCATATTAACTATAGTCCGTAGGTTCCTTTAATAATACCAGCGTGTAGATATCTGATGATATCCCAGGTGTGGGTATATAGGCATATTGTGAGTCGGTAGACACGGATTGGTTAGGTACCTGTTGCCAAATAGAACCATATTTTCTATAGAAGAACATAAAGGGTGCATACCCTAGTCCATGAAAAACTGAAATATAACCAGTACTATCCCATACTGTATAGTCACCATTCTTAACAAGGTGTACTAATGGGGAGCGGGTACCTGAATGAATGACAAAGTCTCTTAAGTCGGTGCTAGAAACATCTTTGCCAGGTTTAGTTACCTTTATACCAAAGTTGGTTGAGCCTGTAGGAGTATCGGTATCAGTTCCCGATGACAAGATAGGGGCAGTAAAGTCGGTCTCTAGGTCAATGCCAAATATATAATACCTACCAGTTATAGTCCCCGATGTAGTGTTTCTGACTAGTGAGGTGGAGTCCATATTAAACTCAATTGTTTATGTAGTTATCACACATAAAGCTATCCCCAGTGCTACCCTGTCCTATACCAGATACACCATCATAGACAATTACCCACATAGGAACATACCCAAGGTTATGGGTGACTATTGTATCGCTAGGAGATGAGGTGAATGAACCACTAAAGAGTATTGGTAACATTGGGAAGCCAGAGGAATACTCTAACTTATAATCCTTAGCTGAGGTGGCGTCGTAACCCCTTTGACTAACTTTTATACCAAAGTTTGTCATCTCTAGAATCCTCCGTCGTCAAATCCTATAAGAACTCTGGTATCACCATTATCGTCAACTATCTCAATCTTACCTTTTCCGAACTTAACCCCAGTAGAACTATCTACGTCATTATCGCTAGTGTAGTTAATCTGGGTGGTGTTGTGAGCCATTCTCATGCCAGTCGGTACTAAGTCATCAACATTAGGCATAGGTATGGCAGTTCTCATAGAATCATTCTTAGATACGTCGTGTAGTGCCATCTAGCTTTCCTCCTGGTTAGTTTGAACAGTAGTTATCTCTCTACCAGTATTATGTAGGTTTACTGTTATACCTACTATCTTACGCCAATTATTATAATCTATGTTGTGGTCTTTGACTCTAACCTTGACAGTATCACCAATATTATATTGACCAAGGGGATATCCCTTCTCATCAACTACTACATTAACGGGAGTGACATTAGGGTCTTTTAGGAACTTTAATTCTTGAGTCATTCTCTCTCTAAGTAGTTTCTTATTCTTAACGTCTGAATAGGCAGCAGCACCGTCAAACTTTCCATAAGTATTAACAGATTTAGTGTTAGTTGCCATAGCGTGGAATACATCACCACTATCAGTGGCAGCTATACCAACCAAGCTATTAACCATTCGACTACCTAATCTAGGTAGGTTGTAGTCTACTACGTTACCATGAGTGCCATAATCAAATGAAAAGTCATAGAGTTTTTTACCAACTTCCTTAACAAAGTCAAAAGTCAAATCATTATTTAGTCTGAAGTCGTAACCAGAGTAAATACCCATCATTTTAATAACATATAGGACCGACATATAATCAAACTGTATGGCTATGGTTGAGGAGAAAGTCCAAGGTCCAGTTCCTAGGGATGGTGGAAAGTTTGGGTTATCTATTGTACCAGCAGTCATACCGCTCAACATATGACCACTACCGAAGTCTGTAGCTCCTTTGGTTATTAGGTCAGTTATAAAGCTACTTAATGTGCCACTATTAACTGTTCTAAAGTTATTCAGTCCATCTCCAGCGGTTACTGAAGCATCTCTCCTTATAAGAACCTTATCTAGGTACCATAGGTATTCAGCAGCCTTTATTTCTATAAACTTCTTGTTCCGCTGAGGGTTATCAATAATACCACCCTCCCATATAACTATCTGGTTTCTGGTAATACGTACTCTGGATGCGTGAGGTAGTGCCACGTCACCAAAGGTTGTCAACATAGGGTCTTGAGTGGCTATACGAAAGGTGGCTGTACCATAGTCAGATAACTCTTTGGAATATCTAAGAATCATTCCACTCTCATCTATCGGATAGAAGTTTTTAACACGAGCTACCTGATTACCACTCTTATCTAGTATATCGACTACAGTAGACATTTTATGACAATGCCCAAGCACTATAGGCGGTTACAGTGATATATGCCCCCGAACCAACTGCTACTGCCTCCTAGTGTAAGGGCGTTGTCCCCTGGTTGTAGTTTAAAGTAAGTAGAATCACTAGTAACAGAACTCAACACACTGGCACCATTCAAGGTAACCGATAGAGTGTCTTTGTCGTAAACTATAATCAATTGGTCAGAACTAGAGGTTAGGTTTTTAGTGTACTTTTAAGAACTTCCCCAGTACGTAGTGTTGGTAACAATAGGTGTATTGACAGGACCGTTAACGATTATTGATTGAGGGTAAGCTGGTATATCTCCTGCGTTAGTTATAGTGTTGGCTACTGAGCCAGTAGAAGCACCCACAACGATAGGTACAGCAAACGGTACTATAGCACTTCCACCAGAGGAAGTAGGGTCTACCCCTGAAGTAGTAGCAGTTAACAAAGAACCTCCATGAATGGTAGGGTCTTTAATCTTACATATTAGTGAGAAGTTTTGTATAAGCCCTTGTGATACAGTTTCTTTAATATTTACATACATAACTTTCATAAAAATCTGTTTAGAGGTTGTGTTGTCTGTGTATGCATATGGTACGTAGCCACTGTCGGCGTCATTATCTGCCTGAGAATAATCAAGAGAAGCTAGTTTCCTTAGAGCCTCTATGCCTAGCCTAGACTGCTCGTCATCTGCTGGGTATACAGTACCAGTTATAACGTAAGCCATTTTACCTATTAAAGCCCTAAAATCAGATACACCACGCTCAAATCGTAGTGGGATATCTAAGTCTCTTACGTGCCTTCGTTGTTGCTCTCTGGAACGAACACGATAAACAATATTAGCATTGGTATAGTCATTAAAGGTTATCTTGTTATTAGAACTGCCTAATGTAGAGGAAGAATATAGACTCATGATTAAGTCCTCTGATATTGTCTACGGAATTTCTGCCTGTATTTTTCTACTTCTTTCTCTATAACTGTACGCCCATTAAGGATGTCAGCCATAGTGGTATCGTTCTTAACAAATCTTAATAATCTCTTCTGCATTAAAACATCAATACAGTTTAATTGTGCCAATTTAACTACATAGTCTTTTAGTTTGTCGGATACAGAGTCGCTAGTAGTGAGTTTCTTATAACCCTTGATAGCTAGTACCTTTCCATCAACTAACCCCATAAAACGTCTATCTATATGGAATGTGGTTTCAGTAATCATCTCATAGGCTTCGGCTGGTAATGCTTCATAACCATCCCCATCTGGGTCGTAATATAAACCAGTCATCCCATCAACTATGCTCTCAACATCGTACTCTTGGACACTGGTACTAAAAGTAATAGAAGTGGTATCAAATACTTCACTTACTACATAGTCATCGTTCCATGACTCTGTTAGAGCGTCAGTCTTTTCTGCTACGGTAAAGGTAAAATTATCACTATCCTGCAGTCTTGTGTTTAGTGTTGTTAGTCCTGTTGCAAAATCCATAGTGTCCTTATTATATCATACTTAAAGGGGTGCGTATTCCAAATAGCATCTATATAAACACCTCAGTTACTACCGTTGACCTCCTACCAGATGCACTAAGTGCGACACCAAGAGCATTAACATCATTCTGCACCGAAATGTTAACATACTGTTGAGTAGATAAATTAACTCCAGTGGCTACAACCATACCAGTAAATAGATTCGATGGACTTAGCCCCACCTACATAAAGGTTATCATACTCAAAATTAGACGTAAAAGTAGTACTAGTCCCCAGCCTAATTCTCAAACTATTGTTACCTGCGGTGGTAATGTAATACACCTTTAGAAAAATCTTGACTGTTGCAGATGTAGCGTTAAGTATAGGTAATGTAACTTTAAGACCTGTCGCCTCTTGTTCTGCAGTACCCGTTACAGCGTTGAATGAAGATGTTAAGTTGGTCTGTGTCTGGTTGACCATCTGTATGGTAGTATCGCCACCAATGTCTATGCTGTCCGCAGTTATGTTGAATCCATTAGTATCTAATTCCCCACCTAATTGTGGGGTTGTATCTTCTACGACATTAGATATCTCAGTAGTAACGCCTGTTTTTGCCGTGTTAGCTGCCACGTCTGTGGCTATATCTATACCATCTACTGTACCTGCTAGGGTCAAGTTACCGTTAACATCAAGTTTCATTTTCTCAACACTGTTCTGTAGGAACCTAATATTGCCACCTGTACCATTACCAGAGTGATTTATATTCAGTGCGTTACCAGAACTTAATCCCATAAAGTTGCGATAAGAGCCACCAGGGTCTTGTAGTTTTAGAAATTTGGCATTAGCTATACCAACACCAAGAGTTTTATCAATAGTGTATAGTTCTTGAGCATCTAAATTGCCCCCTAGTTGCGGTGTAGTGTCCTCTACCACGTTGCTTATTTCNGTAGTAACGCCTGTCTTGGCCGTATTAGCAACTACACTAGTGTTATTAGATACCTCTGTGTCGAAGTCTGTTACATCGGTTGCTACATGTGTGTGACCTACTGCACTGATACCTGCTTCGGCTAGAGTTTGATTAATCCAAGCTGTACCGTTCCACTTTAATAATTCACCGCTAGCAATAGTCGTGATAGTAACATCGTTCAAATCACTTAATGGCTCTGCTGTAATATCGGATATCTCAGTGGTAACACCCACTTTGGCTGTATTAGCAACAACCGCTGAATTACTGGATACTCTTGTGTCTGTGTGATAAAGGTTGGTTCCCTCTGCTAAGTCACTGGTAGTTGAGGTTAGAACATGGTTAACATCTGAGGTTTTAGCAGTGTTGGCGGTAACAGAAGCATTGGCTGATACAGCAGTATCGAAGTCCGTTATATCAGTAGAGGCCAAAGCATCTAAGTTAGCAATAGGATTAGCAGGGTCGGTAGCATCAACCGTTATATTAGTGCCACCTACAACGGCTTGAACAACACCGTCAGCTCCATTAGTACCGTTAGTACCATTTGTACCGTCAGCTCCAGCTGGTCCTGTGGCTCCCGTTGGACCCGTAGCACCAGTGGGACCAGTATCCCCAGTCAAACCTGTCGGTCCTGTTGGACCAGTTGCTCCAGCTGCACCAGTTGGTCCTGTTGGACCAGTGGCACCTGTTGCACCAGTTGCTCCAGTGTCGCCTTTAGGACCAGTAGGTCCTGTGGCTCCAGTGGGACCACTAACAACTGTTGCGACTATACTAGGGTTTGCCGCACTTACAGTAGCAGTTATAGGGGTAGTTGCCGATGTTTGAGTATCAACAGTACCATCACTAGTATCAACATTACCTATGATATTTATATTAGCCATTACGCTACCCTGTTGGTTGGGTCGCCGTCTAGTATGAACCTGCCCTCATCTAGTTCATAAACGGTAACATCATCTCCAGCTTTATCTATTTTGATGCTGTAATAATAATTTCCAGGAGTTACACCTCTAGTGTCGGTAGGAGATAAAGTTATGGCCGAAAGACCGTTAGTAGGGTCGGTGTGGCTAGTTACTGTCTTACTAACTAATGCTGTGGCATCAGCCGTATCGGCATCATATTCATCACTCTTAACTGTGAACAGAATAGATGAGCCTGTGATATCGGCAGCTACGCCATCTTCTTTATAGGTAATCCCTATAGAGTAGGTCGTACCCCTATTTACTGTTATTTTATTTACTGCCATTTTATATACCTATGTTACTTACTCTTTGATTGTACCAAATAATCGCAAGAAATGGGTCTTTTTCCTAATTTTATCTCATTTATGCGTTTCTCGTTGAAGTCGTAATTATTCTCTCTAGAGGTATCTCTTTTATGGGGTATTAGTTTCGGTTTGACTCTTTCATCAATCCATGTTTCATAACCAATCATCTCTGCTCTCTGGGCTAAGTTAACATTTCCCCAAGCCCACCTGTCGTCATACTCCTCATCGCACCCCCCTAGTTCAAAGAACAATTTGGTTGGTGCCATAGCTACGTTAATCTCCCACTCATCCGCACGACACCTATGCGGGGTATCTAAGCCTAAGTATCTGCCATCTTGTTCACCATTTTCATGAGTGGCTGTAGTAACTATCCTGTTTGGTCGGGAAGTTTCCAGTAGATACTCTATGGTTGTGGGTTCTAACTCAATAAAGTCATCATATAATAGAACATATTCAGATTCTAAATGTCTAAATCCCTCGTTATAGGCTCTGTTCAGATTGTACTTTCTTAAGGGTTTTGGCTCAATTATATAGTCAATCTTCAAAGGTACGCTAGATATAACAATATATTTATTATAAGCGACGGTTTGCCGAGCTAAAGAATCTAGAGCCATCTTCTCCCATCCAGTTCTCTTGGTAACAGTTAAAACGTCAACTTCTGGGCTGTGCATTCTATACTCGAATTCGGTTTAATCTCTACTACTGAAAAACCACTTGCTACTAGGTCACGACTTAGTTGTTCTGGGGTAAATCCATTGTAGTGGAAATCCCATTTGTCAATCTGACCGCCATATGCATACTCTACTATCTGTCTGTCTAGAGGGTCTTCCAATATCATCTTGGCTTGCCACGAGAAGTTAGGTACCTCTATATATAGGTTTCCTTTATCGGCTAGCATGTTATGGATTACTGTTAAGGCTCTAAGGGTATCTGCCATTGGAATATGCTCTAGGAAATGAGTAGTCTCTATATCGGTAATCTTCTCATCTTTAACGTGCTCTGGTAGTTCCCAGAACTCACAACATATATCTATTCCAGGTAGGTCTAAGACATCGTGATGTGTCCAACCCTTCTTTAATCTTCCACCTGCACCAATAATGAGTTTCATTTATCAAACTCCTTTATCCATTGTTCGGCAACAGACTCCCAAGAGTTGTTCTCTAAAGCCCACTTGACCATAGCTTTTCTATCTTCTTCCTCCATTGGGTTCTGTAGTGCTTCTATCAAGACCTCTTTGTAGGTCTCTTCATCTTCTTTACCCCTGAAGTCTATAGCTAGCTTGTCACCAAACTGTACTGTCTCCTCTAGAGCTGCATAATTGGTAGTTACTGGCATAGCACCTGAAGCTTGAGCCTTTACTGCGGTGATGCAATATATCTCTGGGAAATGACATGGGTAAGCCCATATAGCTGAAGCTTGACCCTCTGACACTATCTTGTCTTGAGATACCCTACCGTAGTCGGTAACACCGTCTAATTCTTTAATCTGTTTAACTATGGTGTCTTTCCAAGCCATTCTCTCGGGGTTGTCATGATTAACTGAGTCGTAAGATTGCCAACCATAGTAGATGTCTAGTGTTGCGTTTGGTACTGCCTTTCTAACATCTGTCCATATATTTAATAGGTGCTGTAAACCTCTCTCGTGTGATGATGCATAGATAATCTTATGAGGTTCTCTAAATACTTCGGGGTCATTCTTAAATTCTTCAGGGTCAATGCCATTGGCACTTACTAAAATCTTGTGGTTTGGTACTTTAGGGAATAATGACCTGTGATAATCACTGAGAACGATTACTTTAGTTATATTCCTAAGTCTATCAGAGCTTATCTCTTCGGGTTCTATTACGTCATGTAGCCACAGGTAGGTTTTCTTAGCTTTAATGTTCAAATCGAACAAATAAGGGCTTCTCCATGCTATAAATATGTTGAAATGGTCTCTTAGGTCTACTTCCCAGTAATTTTTCCACACTACACCGTCATATACGCCCGCTCTGTGCGATGGATTGGCGTAGACGGTTACTTTATAGCCTTTTTCCTGTAAACGCTTAGAGAGCCTTATAATGGCTTCTTCTGAGCCACCTATACCCTCTTCTAGGCTCCAAGGTCCCCATTCCTTTAGTGCAGAGTTGCCCGTGAATATAGCTACCTGCTTATCACCCCAAGTTTTAGGTTTGGTGATGGATTTATTTATTCTTAGCCAGGTTGGGTGGTTTTTTAGACGATTAGGGACACTCTTTAGGGCTTTTCTTATCTTAACCTTGTCGTGTTTAGCTAAGTTAACCTCACTAACGAGCAATTTAATCCTATTTCTATCTTGTATGAGACTTTCCATGACCTTCTTGAAGTTTCTAGTATTCTCATCGTTTCTTACCTTTAAGGCTTCGTTAACTAGTTTCAACCCTATATCTAGGTATTTTCCACCAGTTTGCATATGGCAATCAGCTAATAACATATATGGTCTATAGGTTTCATTTATAGGGTTTCTGGTAGGTGCTGACTTATCTGGTACTTTAGATATAGCACTCTCTAACCAAAACACCGCCCTGTTTATACGACCCTCTTGTAGTTCTAGGGAGCCAATCTCTACCCAAGGCTCTATGTCTAATGGGTTCTCGCCTATGGCTTTTAGGAAGTGGTCCTTAGCTTCATGGGTGCTACCTTCATCTATGAGGATTCTACCTAGTGTTAAATGAGCCTGAGCTCGTTCCTCTGCCCAACCAGATAGGGTCAAATATAGTTCTAGTAGCTCTTTAGCCTTATTAAATAAGCCAGCATCTTTATATGAGCCAGCTAGGTAAAACATTGTTCTAGGGTCTGGATTAGATGACTCCTCAGCCATAGACTTCTCTAACATCTTAATATTTCTAAGTAGAGACTTATCTCTTCTCTTCTCAGAGGCGTGATGTCTTATAGCTACATCCTCGGACATGACCTTAGTATTATCAACTACATCCACTAGTGTCTCATGGATTCTACCCTTCCAAGTTACCCTACCGTTGTTTCTGAACAGCCTAGATACCCAGTGAGTGGTATTAACATTGCCCATATCATCAAAATCATAAAGATATTCTAAGATTATAGACTGTACATCGGATGATGCAGCTTCAACTAGGTCTTTAATCTTTTCTGGGTGGTCTACGGTATCGTCAGCATCTAGCCATAACACCCAATCATAGGTATCGGCAGGTATTTGTTCTAATGCGAAGTTCCTAGCCTTGGCAAAATGGTTTTCCCACTCAAATATCGTGACATGAACATCCCGATAAGAATTTATAACGTCTAAGACGTCTTCTGAGGGCTTTTTAATGCCCTTGTGGGTTACTGTTATGTAAAGAGCATCAACATGCCCTTGTACGCTGTCTAAAGCGTTTTTAATCAATGGGGCTTCACTTTTTACCCCATTTACTATCATTGATAATGCTATTTTTGACATTACTGCCTTTCTAGGTCTAGCCCTTTAAAGTTTTTCATAAACCAATCGAAATGTTTCTTACTAGTAAACATAGCAGGATAAGATTCCTCTATCATTCTCATCAATGGAATAGGCAAAGACATTCTCTTAGTACCTACTTCGGGATTTACTTTAACCTTTCTTACAACCACATCTTTTTTAGCGTCATTTATAACAGCGGCTACCTGACCAGGATACAGGCGATTAAAGTTTCTAATAATTGTTTCAATGTTTCTCTTATCGATGTCGTCTGGCATACCTACAGCATCGGCTATATCTCTTCGGGACATTTTGGCAGCTAACTTCTGGTCCCTCTCTGATAGATTAGATTTTCTATAACTCATACTAAGCATTATAACATAAAAGAAAAGAGCCCCCTAAGGAGCTCTAAATCTTGGTTAATGGTTTGGCTTCTAGCCTACGAATCCATTCACGCCAAAAAATAGTTTCACGGCCTTACGATAAGCTAGGTGAGCTTCTCTATCAGTCTTAAAATATCCAAGGGACTTCTCCCCTTCACCTGTGTAGATGCGAGCACGCCAACGACCAGATTCAGCGTGATAACTCGCACCCTTTAGGGTAGAGGTGGTATTAGAACGTATGACCTTCTTTCGATTCATATGGTTCTGTGAAGCAGTTACATTACGTAGATTATTCTTTCGGTTGTCGAGCTTGTCGTGGTTGATATGGTCTACATGTAGACCATCAGGGGTTTTATTAATGACCCTATGCATATATATTTTTGAGCCACTACCATCATTCTTATGGCGTGAGGGGTAGCCATTACTGAGATGCCACTTATATTGGCTAAGACTAACATAGTCGTTGTTGTCTACTTTTGTCCGATGACCGTCTGCTAATTTTATATATTTCATACCCTGTAATAATAACAAAGACCCCTTTCGGAGTCAATGTTACTTGCGAATAAGCCAGTATTATTGTGTACTAACCTACGAAATATCCGCTTCGATATGCAGATGAACTCTCAGCTAATGCTTCAAGTGTTAATTCACCTTCAATCATTCCCTTTGTCGAAGAACCAGTCTTTGCCAATAGGGTGTGGGTTGGTCGTCTACCTGATAGGTAAGCAACACGCCACTTAGAACTGTCAACCGCTAGAACTCCGCCAGCTGGGACTTCACGGTTTAGGAAGATTTTTACGATACCGAAGTCAGACTCGTAAACATCTACAGCTGAAATCAATCTCTTGTCATCAGCGTTGATATTTTTAGTNAGACCAGCAGTAAGNGTAGAGATGGCACTCTTTAGNTAAGAACCTGTGTGAATNTCATCTACTTCCTCATCAGTNCCACCGTCATAGACTCCTCGTAGGAGACCATTTAGCTCAGTGTGGTCTAGTGTAGTACCAGATGCACGAGCAGTTTTGTTGGTAGTAATGAGTGCAACAGCACCGTTCATTCTTCGAGCTACTCCTGAACCACCAGATGCTCTGGTGCCTTGGATAGCAGCTTTCTCAATGTCACGAGCCATTTCGGCCATTTTCTTACGTGTTTGATAAACGTAAGGGTCGTCATCGCCATAGTGCTTGATAGCCCTTTGGGTATCAGATACAGTGATAACTTTTCTGAACATTTGTACGACGTTCGTGCTACGTGTTGGAGTTGTATGGTCAACAGTTGTAGCGTCGCTTGATTCGATGGCAGCGTTATCGGCTGAAGCATCGTAACTGTCTTCTAACCACTCGTGGAGTGTGTTATCTGCTGTACTTTCAGCAAGACCACTGAAAAAAGGAGTCTTTTTGAAAGATACGTTAGTAACGAAATCAGTTACATCTTCAGGTCGAGTAACATCACCATTAGTAATTAAACCAATAGGCATGATATAAACCTCAAAATATTATTTAGCTTGTTAATGGATGCTAAACTTCGGGTTCCTTGATGGCATTTGCTATTGATGGAATGGTCTTAATCATCTGTTCGAAATCCCTCTTGTTACCAGAATTCATATACTTGTCCAATTGGGCTTGTCTAGGGTCTGGGTCACCTTCGGGTTTCTGATTATTAGGTCCTACTCCAGTAGTAGCTCCTACCTTATCCTGAAATACTTTCAGTTTAGCTCTTAACTGTTCCTCAGCCTCTGTTTCATCTAGTGTGTCGTCAACAGTAATACCTGCGACCTCTGCTAAATCTTTAACTTCGGTTGAGAAGTCAGCGAAGACCTTAGATTTGATTCTAGCTCTAGCCTCATCAGCTTCTTTCTTGTCGAGTTCCTCTTGGAGGGCGTCGGCTCGAGTTTTTTGCTGTTCAGATAGAGTTCTAAACTCCTCTTTGTCTTCTAACTCTTTAAGTTCGGCAGCTTTCTCAGCTTTACCTTTCTCATCGAGCTTGTTACGCAACATGTTCCTCTCTTGGGCAATCTTGTCCTTTTCTTTAGCCAATTCGGCTAATTGAGTTGCTAATGTCGCATCTTCACCTTGTTTAACCCCTGTTGAGGTAGCTGGTGGGGTAGCGTTGTTTTTGAGGTCTGGAGTCTCGTTCGCTGTTTCACCCGTAGGTGTGCCTTTTTCTTCCATAATTTCTCACTTTCCTGCTTTACTAAAGGGGTATTTCCCCCTTCTAAATAAAAGTATCAAGTAATCTATAGTTTTTTGTCAATAGGTTAGACGGAGATTATTATATCTTGGTTCCTCGGGCTGGTATTGGAATAGGGCGAGCTTTAGGTCTTCTACCTTTAACTGGCTTAACCTTCTTAGGAACCTTTGGTAGTTTTGATGGTAGCTTCTTAAATGGTAGGTCTATGGAAGGTATAGATGCCCAGACGTTACCGTTGGCGTCAGCTTCCTCGTACATTCTACTAAAGGTCTCTTCTGATATATCACCCTTAAGGACCTTAATAAAGTTCCTCTGGGTACTGGTTAATTTGCTCTTGTCTAACCTCTTTTCAAAATCTTTACCATTAGTGCTAATGAAGTCATTTACTACGTTTCTTATAGCGGCACTCTTACCTGGTAATCCAATTGTTCTACCTGGGTAGGTAAATACTGAACCTAGGAGGTCTTGGAAGGCGGTAGCAGCCTTAGCCTTATTAGTAATAGGTATGTAGTCAGGAATCATATTACCTGTTTTAGGGTTAACATAAGGTGCGTTTATATGTATGTAGCCCAGTGAGTCTAAGGTCTGGGTAATTATCCCTAGAGGTAGACCACCTAGTAGTCCTAAGTCGGAAGGGGTCTCTATGCCACCACTCAATAGTTTTAGGGTTGAGGTTACTGAACCTACTGGAGTTAGCCAACCGAGTATTTGAATGACTTCTGAGTTATCACTTCTCCACTTGACACCCTCTGGGCTCTGTAACCAGTCACCTAGTCTAAATAGAGAGCTAATCGTGGCAAACTGTACAGTTGGTGGTTGTTTCATGAGTGCCTTGGCAGCCATTAGAGTCACTTTAGTGTTATATCTGACTGGGAAGAATGCTAGGTTAAGGGTTCTAGCTAATGAGGATGACAATATACCTTCTCTAGGGTATTGAACAACAACTCTTAATGCGTCAGTTAGTTCATCGGGGTGTTTTGTAATCATTTCATCAAGAGTAATACCTTTCTTCTTAGCTATAGTTAAAGCTAATCCAGCTAGGTTCCTCTCTTGAGCGTGGTCTATCTGAGCTGTTATAGAGCCTAATACGTTATCTACTTGACCTTGTCCTGGTAGTGAGCCTGATAATTGCTCACCTATCTTTAAACGTACAACAGCAGCGTCTAATTCAGCCCTGCTCTTACCCCAAGCTAATCTTCCAGCTTCCATTCGAGATAGAGAAGAAGTTTCAAATCGCTCTAGGACAGTGAAGAATGGGTTATAGGTATATCTAAGAGCTGATTGTGCTCTAGAGTATGGACCATATAGTGGGTTGACCTTATATAGTATGTCTACCACTGAGTCACCCAACCCTCTTACCTCTATAGGTACTTTTAGGTAGCCTTCAATTACTTCCCTCTTTATAAGTTTTGCTTCCTTCTCTGTTACATTTAGGGCTTTTGCGTATTCAGAGATGCTTAACTGACGGATATCTTGTACGGCTGAAGCTCTAGCCCTGCCAAATGATATCTTCTTACCTATCCTGGAAGGAGCTTTTTCATCTATAAACTGCCTTAGTTTATTTATAATTTTAGTACCACCGTCTATAAAGCTATCTGTACCTCGTATTCCAGATGTTAACTCTTTAGCTAATGGGGTGTTGCCTAGTTGTAAGGAGACCTGCTCGGACAGTTTCAGGTAAGCTATCTTGTTACTAGACTCTGGACTTAGACCAGCCTTGTTTATTAGAGTTACTAACCACTTAGTTCCCGCTCTGGCGTTAGTAGCTTTGTCGAATACATCATTAGAGGCTCCAACAGCATGAGTAAGTAGTTTAGGTGCATCTTTGGCTGCTATCGTAGGTGTTATCTTGTTGCCAGCAGGAACAGCTACAGTAAATCCTCTTTCGCCTAAGTATTTACCGACCTTCCTAGGTATACCCTCGGCTAGAATATCGGCAGTACCTATCCTCTTAATTTCTTTGGCAATATATTTTATCATCTCTTCATCGGTGCTAGTCTTTTTGGCTGCATCATTAAGAATCTGCTCAATATTCTTACCTAGAACCCTGTTATTACTCCAAGTAGCTCTTGGTGAGGCGGCTAGCTCTTTGTAGGTGTCACCTATAGCGACAAACACCCCTTCTCCCCTCTTTAAGGCTTTAGTCCCTGCCCTTTCTAGGGCGTCAGCTAGAGCTGTTTTGGTAGCTGTGTTCCAACGAACAACTACATACTTTCTAACATCTTTTATATCTTGAGCTTTGGCTCCAGCTCTCCTCAACTTCTCTTCTATTGAGCCTAGGTTCTCAGCTAGGAACTGATGGGATTCTACCCAGTTTTTTGCATCTCTATATAATTCACTAGGGGACAACTTCGACGCCTCTCTACCGAGATATGATGACATAAAGTTATCTACTGCTAAGCTAACCTTACCACCTGCTATTTTCATATTAGTAGCAGCAATGATTCTCCAGTATTCGTTGAGTTTAGAGAACTTTTCTTTACTAAGTCCTTTCTCGGCTGATTGTATAAATTCGGCTATTTGTCTAGGGTTTTTATCACCAATTCTACTAGATAATTCATCTATGAAGGAGCCTTGGTCTAGGAAGGTCCTAACAACTTTAGTCTTACCCCATTTGCCCAGTTTGAAGAAAGCACCAATGGGACCACCCTCTAATGCTTGTACCCCAGCCCAAGCCGCTGATTTAAGGGCATCTGGGTAATCACCTTTTATAATATCGGTATATATGTCGGATGCGTTGTGTATGTTCCACTCATAAACAAGGGGTCTTTTAATAAGTAGTTGAGCTGCTATATGTTTGGACTCTCTTACACCCCAAGCCGCTGCCGACTCTCCTGCTAGTTTTTGNGCCTCTCTAGTGGCTTGACGCCCCAAGTTTCTCTCTAAGACGCTATTAACTGCTAGGTGCTCTCCTAGTTTTCCTGTGGTTAGTATCTCTTCTAATTTAATAGCACCCTTTTCGAATAAAGTCCTTGCTCCAGTGACATCTGCTGCAACCCCTACTGCTGCTGCCCTCTCGGCTCCTACTAATCCAAACTCACCAAGAGACAATAGGGTAGCGGCTGTATCTGCTACGGCTATGGCTCTGCCCATTGGGTCAGCTTTAATCGCTATATCCTGTGCACCATCACTAAGACCCTGCATAGAGTCGGCTAGGTCTTTTAGGGAATTGATATAGTCCTGCTTACTTACGTTACCAGCTTTATATTCTTTTATTAGAGCATCTTGCTTGGCTGATAGTATGTCATATTGCTTATTCAAGTCACTCTGTCGCCTCTGAAGGTTCATTTTATCTGTAGTGAAGGATTTGGCTGTTATAGCAGCCTCTCTAGCAACGGTGGTTGCGGAGTGACCTATAAATTTAAGACCACCCACTAGGGCTCCCTTACTAAGAGTTGAGGTGGTGTTAACTACATCACCAGCAAACCTAGAAAGACTAAAACCTGGGTCTCTAGATTGGGTATGAGGAAGAGCACTGGCTTGAGCCTGAGATGGGTCATATATCTGTTGTAGGGAGTGGTTGTCGTTAGGAGCGTACTGGGAATTAGCCCTTTGAGAGTCCCATATGGCTTTTAATTCTTCTTGTGATTTCATGTTAGAACCCCGTTATTGGATTCGTATTTTTATTAACGTTACCTATAGCGTTCTCAACTGGACCCTGAACACCTGGGTCGTTAAAGAACCTAAATCCGTTATCTGGTTTTGGAGTTGGAGTAGGTGCTGGACCTGTTACTACTACCTGAGGTTGTTTATGTGGTTTAGCCACAGTTACTTGTGGTTGTTTCTTAGGTTTAGCTACGGTCACTTTAGGCTGTTTATTAGGCTTAGCTAGAGGGAGAGCCTTGACGGTCTTAGGGGCATTAGTAACCTTGATACCAGACTCTCTAGTCTTACGTATCGGAGTCTGATTAAGACCAGGTAATTTAGAAGACCCTAGTCCTGCTGCTCCACTGACATTGGTAGGTGAACCTAAGTTTACTAATCCTGCTATGGTGGCGTTGTTTTGGCTCTGTAATTCTATAGCTCTTGGCTTTACGGTTCCACCGAATAGTGAAGCTCCCCGTAGTGGTACTCTTCCTACAGGCGTTAGCTCTCCTGGTTGGAAGACGTGGTTAACTGTTGGATTCAAACCATTGTTACTAGTGCCTATACCAAATAGGCTATTAACTTGAGAGTTACCTAGTGCACTTGGGAAACTGTGAGCAGTTCCAAAGTCGCTTATCTCACCTGGTGAAACACTCCTCTCGATACCTACGGTAGGACTTATCTCATACATACCTGGTTGTCCAGCAGAAAACTCGTTAGGGTTTCCAGCATATCTAACAGTACCGTCTGGTTGGATGGTACCTATGACTGGACCATTGTGTCCTGGTAATACTAGAGTTACTGTACCATCACTATTAGATGAGGCACTTATTCCGTGAGCTAGTAGTCGTTGTTCTATAGTCCAATCTGGATGTCCAGTGTAGTTAGGGTCAGACCTCTTAACTATGTTGCCGTTGTCATCTATCTTAGTGCTTAGTTTCTCATCAGGTGGTGCTACTGTGGTTCTGGTTAGTTGAGCCCTGATAGTTCCATCTGGTTGGCGGATATATATAAAGTCATTTATCTTATTCTTAACTATAGAGAATACTCTCTTATCTTGGACTGTTCCGTCTGGGTTTATTACGGTGTCGAATTTAGAAGCTACGGTAAACATCGAATTGCCAGCGTTTTGTGCCATCGTCTGAAGTTGGATGTCCTTCAAAGTCATAGTTCCACCACCAGCAACAGGTATACTTTTGGTAATCTTGTCATATTGTTTAGAGATATCATTTTTAATCTCTGGTTCGTTAGTTCCGTTGTAGGAATTTATTAGGTAGTTAGACATCTCAGTAACAGTCTCAGCTAGGTCGCTGAAGTAGTTGTTATTACCCGTATCTTGAAAGTCTTGGTTTATGGCGGTAATGGACTTAACTACTTTCCCTTTAGGGTTCTCGGGAGTAGGTGGTATCTCTATAAAGTCGACACTGGAGCCAACTTCACCAATACCACTACCAACAAAAGCATCTATTCCAGCCTTAACGCTCTTTATGTGGTTAGCATTGGCTATTTCGGCAGCTCTCTGAGCGGAAGCGGCTAATGCGGCTTCTTCGTTAGTTATCTTAACGCTTAGACTGTTCAACTGTTGGGTTAAGTCTTGTACCTGATTGGCATCACCTAGGTCACTAGCTTGGTAATACAGTCCTAGGAGTTGGTTGTATTTATCTCTGTCGGTTATTTTACCAGCTAATACATCTATAGTGGACCTCTGAATTTCGGCACCCTGAAAACCCCTATTGGCTGAACGTAGAGCTACATTTAAGCTAAGCCTTTTAGAAGGGTCGCTAGAAGCACTAAGTCTAGACTCTAGATGGCTCTGATACTTCTGGTAATCCCCGTAGGTTTTAGCTGAAGAATCCCATTCAAACTTTGATACACCATCTTCAAGAGCCTGAGCTCGTCTTTTACTTGCCCTAGCTGAGTTTAGTAGAGATGTTACACCGATATTTCCGATTGACGCCATGACTAGTTACCTCTGTTTTGATTATTCTGGTCTATCGAACCCTGGGGAGAAGTGGAAGATGCCCCTGAGCCTGGTTGAGATACCACACCCTGTCCTGGTTGATTACCCGATTGAGGTCCTTGTACTGGGGTGCTATTAACTGGCTTTCCGTCAGGTCCCCTTTGAACTGGTGTTCCACCACTGAATGGACTACCGTTGACGAAGTTCGTGTTATCTTTATTCTCTTGAGCTGCTAAGCCACCTGCACCTTGAGGTCCCGCACTAGCTGGAAATGGACCATCATTAAAGCCTTGCTGAGAAGCAATGTTAGCTTCTTGGTTAGGCGATAAGTCACCCCTAAGATTAATCTTAACGTCTGGTCCTTTAGGCTGGTCGCCACCTTGGACAAGTGAAGCTGCGGTAGGCAGAGTTTTGCTGACGATTGAAGCTGAGACCATTTCTCCAAGTTCGTCTCTCATTCTGTCGGATTCTTCTGGAGATTCTCCCTGTTTCTCTAGGAAGGTCTGGTAAGACATAGTTCCTGAGTTCCAACGGTTGATTAGATACTGCTGGTATAGAGGGTCTTCATTATGAAGGACTGATGGGTATTGAACATAAAGGTGCCAATCGGAGCCTTCATCTAATATGTCTTTAGCTTCAGGAACGTGCTTTGAGATTAGATGTAGGATGTCTGTAAACATCTCACTGATTATCGGTGCCCATAAGGTTCTCTTAGATTGAGCGTGGTCAATGGTGTTCTTCATAGTAGTCATTAAAGCTTGGTTAGAGTCTGAGTTGGCTTTAGGGTCATCGAATAGAACCCTACTAATGGCTACCTCTTTGACGTATTCATTCTTTATCTCTTCCATTTGAGCTTTGAACTCTAGGGTCTTAGAATCACCCTGAGGTAATTCAACTATATCTTGACCTTGACCGAGTGGTATTAGCTCTATGGTACGAGGCTTAGGTTTAGGTAAGGTCTGAGTTGGACCAAATCCGTAACCTTTATATTTTGGAAAGTTAACTTTAAAGCCAACTGTTCTCCAGTCGCTAAGCGTCTCAATAAAGGCTTGGTTGAGCCTGATAGCTCCCTCAGTTATGTCTGATTTACCCCAAGCTCGCCTTCGTTGCCTCTTGTTAGGTAATACATAATAACGAGGTAGTAATTCCTTTTTATCGATTACTTTAACGGTGTTGCCACCTACAATGGTCGCATTAAGTAGGGTTTCTCTCCCTAATTTAGTCTGTTGTAGTTCTCCCTTCTCCGACTTCCAGCCAGGCACCTTACCAGTAATTTCCATAACGGTGACCATAGCTTGGTTGTTTTCGACACGGCTGGAGCTACCACTATCTATAAGTTCTAGAGGGTAACCACGTCTGGTTAGTTGTAAAGTATCTGGTAGGTTGCTCCACTGAGACCTGGCTTTGGACTCAGTTACCTGCCATACATATGCTACGAAATCTATTTCACGGAAGTTGCTGTCTGACCAATAAACTCGGAAATTCTCAACCGATTCAACTGGCACAATCTTAACTTTCTTTTCTTTGGTGTCAAACCATACTTTAACGACAGAGTCGCCTATAGCTCCAGCATTTTCTGCTAAATCTTTAAATAGTTGCTGACCACCATTATCTCTTATAACAGAGTCAATAATCCTTCTACGTGATTCTGAATTAGCCTTTCTTTTTTTATTTTCTAATTCTCTTCGCTTTTTATCCTTATCGTCAGAAGCGTTAGATACGTCTTCTAGGTCATAGGTGCTAAGAACCTGTAAACCTTTACCTATAAATTGAGAGGCTTGGATAGCTATTGTTCTATTAAGCCAATTAACTGGAGTGATGTCGTGACCCATAGGTATGGTCAGTTCTTTTTTGAGTAAGTCTCCATAGATGTAGGAGTCTAATTTTCTAATACTAGAGTTTCTTTCAGCTATCTCTGTTTCTAGAGAACCAACTAGAGTTCTAACGTCTCCTGAAAAGACTTCTGTAGTTGGAGTTGAGCTTTTTTCTTTCATAATTACCATTCCACTGAAACCCATTGGGGCTCTTTAATTAATTTCTCCCTATCGTTCGCCATCCAAGCGGCTAATGCCAAACTAATCACGTGGTCAGTTGGTATGTTAGCATCCTCTTCCTTATAGATTGAGAGTTGCTTTGCTAACTGGACATTGGCTCTTGGGATTTTGAGCTCCCCAGCGGATAACAACTTCTGTAACGCTAATAATATGTCAGCCTTCTTAATACTGGTATTTTTGGTGGTCTCTAGATTTTTATTCTCAGACCGCCTCCTGGAAGGTTGCCACGCACCGTAACATTGAGTTATCGCTTGTATTTCGTATGGTAGGTCCTCGTAGAATCTAGCGGATTCGCCATTCCACGTTTCCAACATTATATTAACATTATTTTCCCGTAAATACATGTTTATTAGCTTAAGTAAATCAGANAGGTGAAGTTGAGGGCTCTTAGAGTTGCCNTTAGCAGCCATTCCGTTGACCATTCTGAAGGGCTTCTCAGTGACGTCTACAACAGAGTAAACCATCTCATCTCTGCCGATGGCAGTGTCTATTCCTACAACGTATTCATGACCGTCTTCATAAGGGACAGTATTATCTAAAGAACTATCACGAGCTTTTAAAATATCGGAGGCTGGATAGAGTTGGTCACCACCAAAAATGAATTTTCCATGAATAACCTGTTCCCTTAGAGGGTTATTCTCGTATAACTCATATTGTTTGGCTATTTGTTCTGGTGAGAAGAAATAATTCTCATCTAGTGAGCCTGATTGGGTGTAGGTATTGTTACGATTAGCAAGCCCATCCTCGTATAGTTCGTGGTGGTAGAGGATAGAGGAGCTGTTCTGGTCTGGAGTAGAAACTATGTGTAGGGGACCATCCATATCGAATAATCTAGCTAGAATAGTACCATCTACTTCTTGTTGAAGCCTGTTAGAACGACCACCTTCATCATATGAGACTAGTCCATAGGGTTTGCCCTCTAGAGAGTCTGAGGCAGTCTGACCAAGAGAGCGATGCTCTATGTAGGAGTTGTTAACAAAGTATTGACGGAAGGGTGGGCTGTTTAGGGTTCTGTCTGGCATATAGAACCACTCTATTTGGCAGTTATTGGAGACTATGGTGCCATCGGGTAGGCGAATAGGGAAAGAAGAGGTCATTATCTGGTCTATGGTTTTAAAGACGGGTTCTAGAAGGGCAGAGTGGGGGGCTACGTTAGCAGTCCTATAGATAGCCTTTTTCCAGGCATTGGCGTTACCAGTAGGTAAACCAAACTTATGGTAGAGAAACCAAATCTGGAGACAGGCAATGAGGGAGCTTTTACCCCACCTGTTAGCGGGAACTAAGATGTTCTTTTTAGTTCTGCGAGCTGTCGTCTCTCTCAGGTAACGGACTTGTCCGTCGTGGAGAGGCATCCCCAGCAAGTGATTTATAAAAATCACGGGGTCCGAGCGGCTTAGCATCAGGACTTGTTGAAGATTCGTCGGTAGACCCACTTGAGCTTGCTTCGCTCTCAAGAATTTCTCTAGGTTTTTGGACATCAATGACTCCTATTTCACCAGCACTGAAACGGAATACCATATCCATTAGTGCTAGGCTTTGGTCTTTAGATTGTTTCTCGAAATTCGACTTATCTCGAGCGGCTAGAAGGACTTGGTTCATATTTACTGACATAGTACCTGTTTCTAGTCCCTCTTGACCCTTTTCTAGAACAGCATCCCAGATATCCCCATAATTGGCGGTTCTTTTACGGGCTACTGCCTTAGATTCAGCTTTGGTTATCTCGTTGGCGTTGGGAAGTTGGTGTTTCTTTAGGTGGTTCATGAGAGACGGGTAGGAAAACAGGTCTTTGTGGTCTCTTTGTATCTGAGCTGGGGTGTCAGCAGAGCTAGGAATATAGAAACTACAGCGGTCTAGGCGTCTATGGAGAGCTTTAGAGGGTTTTACTGCCTTACAGACCTTACAACCCTTTTTATATA